CCCTCTGCGGCGACTGCCTCATATATACGAACAGTAATACCGCCGCCCGTGAGTCGGACACCCTTCAGAGAATCTACATCAGAGAATGCGTTATTAGGATCATTGGCAATCTTGATATATCCGTATTTATCATTTACTGAAATACCACCTGATTTTACAGGAACGCCGTCTTTCTGGAAAATGTTATCAGCAAACCGCTTTATCTCTTGCTGAATAATAGTTTGCATCTGCGTAAGTTCACGCGCCTGTAACGCACGACCCGCATTGAATAGTACACGGTGATACCCATCACTATCTCTGTGATCGTCCTTATAGGTAGATCTAAAGGTTTGTTCAGTAAATGTATTTGGCATTTCTTATTCCTAGATAGTAATTACTATTTTCAAGTCTTCGGTCTGGTCAGCAGAACGAGTTACTGAAGATCTGTTGTCAATATATAGTAGATCACCAGTGAAGGGATTGAAGTCCCCACTGTCAACACTCAGGATAGTACCGTTAATACCAGTATTACCAACTACTTGAATCTCTTCTCCAACTTGGAACTTCTTAAATCCGGTGTCTTCGTTTTGGTGATATGTTACTGAAGACGAATCGTTAGTATCATCGATGATACCAACCGCACCAGAAATCGTACCTTGAATACGCGCTTTCTGTACAGTCGCCTTTACAAAACTATTTCCATCAGTAACTAGTTTATCTAGTGCAAGTGCACTAGTGGTTGTTAACAGAGTACCAGAGGCACTGTCTATACGAGGATTACGTAGAAGCATAACTTGACGGAATATCTCATCACCGAGGATGAAGTCATCATTTTCTACACCATCTGGTTTGGTATTAAACATAATACCATTTGCTTTCAAGTCGATAACCGCATTTGCGCCAAGGCCATTTGGTTGTGCGAAGATAGGCACTGCAGTAGCAGAGTCACCCCCACCCCCACTTATGACTACATTAGCATAGTTATATCCAGAACCGTAGTATGAATTACCAGAGTTACCCGCAGAGTCGGCCTTAACCCTGATATCTACAATTGCTTCACCCGCACGTGTTGCTAATGCAGTAGCACCTGAACCATCACCAATGACTTGAACAGTGGGGTTAGACGTATAACCAGAACCACCGTTAATTACCTTGTAACCAATGATCTGACCCTTCACTGCGTTATTCTGTACGATCTCTTGTTGTAGGTCTTCGGCAGGAGAGTCGGAGTCGGTTTCGGTAATAATGCGAACAGGCATATATGCAGACGACAAGAACTTGTCAGCACGTAAAGCACCGATAGAATACAAAAACTTCCATGTATAACCATCCGCAGTGCGGAAAGGTGTGCCAGTAGTATTCCCTGTTGGTTGAATAGTTGACAGTTCAGATGATCCGTCCTGCTTCTTACCCTGTTCCAGACAAATATAAACCTCGTTGTTCGAGTTAATAACGTAGAATGGGTTCTCGGGGAAACCTACGTCATTATCATCGTAAGGAGAGTAAATAAGGTTCGCAACCCATGTGCGACGAGGGATCACATATGAAACATCTTCGATAAGTTTGACAGATTGCATAGAACTACGTGCCAGACGAAAAAGACGTGCATTGTTCGTCGGAACAGTCGCAATATCAGAGTCATTCCAATCCTCTGCGCGACCAATAGCGGCGTAGTATCGGACGTTATCCGAATCCGCAAAATCGCTTAGAAGTTCATCGAGAACCTGTTTTTTAAATGTATCGCTAACTACTGGCATTTTTTAATCCTACGCTAATGTTGCATTGTATGTATTTATCACAGACCACTGATTGTTAAACCAAATCAAAGTGACTGCTCCATACGGTTGTATAGTGATAGTACTACCATTACGTATGTTACTACCTGTTTGTGCAACAGTGTTCACAACAGAACCCGAGTTCACAATGTATTTTATTTCACCATTTAGTGAAGTAGTACCATCCGGTATAGTGTGTGCTGGCGTACCCGTGATTGCTGTAAGTTGAGTTACAGGTACGTTGACGTTAATAGATCCCGAACCAGACAATCCTTGTGTTTTCAATGCAAGTCTAGAATCAACCTTAACAGCACCATTACCAGTACCACGTAATGACAATGAGGTATTCGCTTCACCCGCGGCCTGTACACGTACAGGATTTCCAGACGTTGAGTTTCCTACACGAAGAAACCCTATCGCACTTGAAGAGTCTTGAAGGTGGAGCAATTCATTACCAGAACTATCGTATATAAAAGATCCAATACGAGGGTTGTTGATCTGAGGTGCCTGTAGTGTCTTGTTAGATAATGTCTGAGTATGACTATTAAACGTAAATTCATCATCACCACTCAAGAGCGGTAATGTAATAGTACGGTCTGCACTTAGTGCGTTAACTGCAAAGATATATTGATGCTGGGCACTAGAATCATTAATCTGAGGTGTTGTCAATACTGGACTTGTCAGAGTCTTGTTAGTAAGAGTCTGAGTATTAGTGTCCATAGTAAGAACACCCGTATGATTGGGTATGGTAACCGCATTATCAGCAGAAGGATTTTCTGCTCGTAAACGGGTCTCGAAGTTGTTTTGAGTGCTACCCTCAAATACGATTGCATCTGAGTCAAAATCCAAAAGAGACATGAGGACATTACCATCCCCTAGTTTATTGTATATCTCTTGGAAGTTTTGCTCAATCTTCAATGATGCAGTACGGAGAGTATCACCCGTACCATCATTTGCAATTGTGCCTCGATTTAAAACTTGTCTAGTCATTTCTCTTACCTAAAAGTATATTGTCTATTTATACTAGTAATCACCATCGATAATCTCTCGAAGTGATAATTCTGAGTCAGAATCACCAACAGAAAGTTGAGAGAGATCACTATCTAGGAGTAATGTGTTATCAGAATCTATACGTGAAACTTGAGGATTCCAATCGAATCTCTCTTGGTCGATAGTCTCTGTGCTTGAAATGTCGAAACCTGCATACAACGCGGTTCCATCAGAATCTTCATCCAACGTTGGTGAGTTGGGTGACAAGAATTCAGCAGGATTTGAGTACAGCCTATCTAGTTGCTCAATAGTCAAGTCACTAATATCGTTCAGATCGTTACCCGTAAATGCTGGATAGTCGGTCGATGGAGTTACACCGCCCCGACCAGATCCCATGATTGCTCTAAATTGCACACGCTCACCTGTAGTATCTGTTGGGTTATTGATATCAAAGAGTGCGGTGTGTTGTGCAAACGCGACCTCTTCAAAGTCAGCAGTACCTTCCAGTACAATAGGTGGTTTGACTGCTTCGCCTGGATCATACTGCAATGCATCAAATGCTCCAGTACCTACAATCTGAGTAAGTCCACCAAGATACATACCTGCAGGGTGCGTTAATAACTTATAAGCATCACGCCACTGTGCAACCGAGAGTTCGGATCGAATCTGAATTGCATATGTCTGATATAGTTTATTGTCCGTTAAATATCGAGCACTTTCTGCACCGATCTTTGACTCGCCAACTTTGAATATGTATTGTTTGGTATACACCACATCCGGTTCAATATCAAAGAATGTTTTAAAGAATTGACGAATGCTATACTTAGTTCCCTTTGAACGGTACAAGTAACTTGAGTATTTTACTGCAGTTCTTTTGTCCTGAAATCCTTCGAAGTAATTCTGCCCCAGAAGGAAATCATCTTCAAAGTATTGTAGTAGGTCTAAGTCTGTTTGAGTCACATCTCGCGTCTCGAACATGTTGTTAATAAAACGAGTCAACGAAATATTCTGCTCTTCAAACTCGAAGTAGTGCTTCAAGAAAGAAACGAACTTAGGATATTCGTCTAAGATATACGAAGGTAAGAGCGACTCAACTTGAGGTTCTCTTATGTTGATATCCCTTCGGTCAGTATCCTTTAATGTTTTATCAGAAATTGACATTAGTTATTCGCCGTAGTTCTTAGACCCCGTGCGGTCAATCGAGTATTATCGTAGTTCAGGATATACTCACGCTCGGGAACGATTGCACTTGGGTTGGCCGGAGTGGCAGATATCTTAATAGATTTAGTCTCATCACTGAGAAACCCAACCAATCGTATGATACCCGAACTAGGAGTGTACTCACCAATATTACTGATCAAAACGTTGCCTGTTGCAGTATCGATGACTTGTAACTTCAATCCCTTGGTAAGTGATACTTGACTTGCTGCCGAGGCCGTGGTAGATGAAGATCCACCAACAGCAACACCCACAACACTTGTCACTTGACCAAGCGCATTTGTTTGTTCAACAACGGGAAGACGACCACTCTGAGAAACCGTCAACGTAGTAGTGGTTGTTGGTTGAATCAGTTGGTTTCGAATTTTACAGTTTTTACCATCATACTTAAATGTTGAACTTTCAACTATATAGTTAACATCATCAGGAACCGAGATAGGTACAGGGAAGTCGAAACTGAAGTTCTGTTCTACATTAGCAGATGGAGTGAATCGTTGTTGCATCTTAATCTCAACACGAGACGAAAGGATTGCACGACTGACCTCATCTACTTCACTAAGAAGATTTGACCTACGAAATGCTTGACCGAACTTACCAGTACTTCTGTTGAAGTAATCAGTCATCTTAGTCTTTACTCGATCCTGCAGTGCATTGATTGACAGGTTAGTGTAATCAGGATTAAACTGGAAGAAGAGTGTACTCTCAATGAACGTAGTAACAGGATCAGAAAACTTCAAATCAAAAGAAGCAATAGAGAGTTGCCCTACTAGTACTCGAATGTTGTCCTTGATGATTGACTGTAAAGAAGGTTGAATATCATCATTAAACACAATTGATAAAAAGGTCGTGCCGAACTCAGGAGATAAATTATCCTCTCCGCCCCATGCAATGATGTCTTTAATATAAGTACCGTACTCACGTAGAATTAAGTTAGCATAATCTACGTGGGTTACCATTCGGTTCTGCGTTGCATATCGGTAAGGTGCATTGCGTCGAATACTATCTAAAGACTCTTTTTCTGCACCGCCAGCAGATCTGGCCGAAGTGGATGTAATAGGTAAACGACGAAGACCAACACCGCTAGGTGGTTCAGTTACCTCAATTTCATTAACAGGTTCGAATGTAAGAGCACCATTCGCATCTTTACCTGCAACTGAAAGATATTCTACGGTAATCTTAGATCCGGCGCGTGGTACTGCACCCAAGGTAGAACCATTACCAAACGTCAACTCGAAGTATCCGTTAGGTGCCTCTTTTAGTATATAAGCGGGGGTCGTTGCGGTAATGTTAGTTGCAGTCTCTAGGTTGACATAAGTGGTGAAGTCAGAAGATACTGCACTTTCGTAAATTTTTACAACAGCAGTCTTGCGATCCATGTTTCGATCTGGTATAATGTATATCGTTGCTTCGCCATCTTCTCCCGCAAAGAAAGTCTTAGTTTTTGCAATACCTTCATATACAGGAATATTGGTGTTACCATCCAGTGTCTTGAACTGGAAGAAGTTATTCCCATCATTTAGTGCTTCAATCAACTCTTGAGTTTGAAATGTATAGGAGGTATCATCAACAGATGCGGTGAACTTGTAACCCGATGTGATCTGTAATTTCTCTGGTACGTCTGGTTGATCAATACCAATATTAAAAGACAGGTTTAGCGTTGCCATAGCGCCAGTGCGCGATTGAGGAACATACCCCAGTGTCTCTGCATGAGATACCACAGAACTGCGCAACTGAGCAGTGTTCAGGAAAGACTCATTCAGGGCCATGTTTGCGGTCAACCCATTCATGTGCGTGTTGTACGCAAGAACATCAAGAACATTGGATAATGCAGATGCTTCGAAGTCATAGTCAGAAAACTCCGACTGTTGCTTCAGATACGTCTTTAGGTTATTCTTGATTGCGTTAAAATCTAACGCAGATGAATTAATAGTTGTCGCCATTATCGTAACCTATTAAGTCTTGTAGTGAATTCAACTTGCTTGTTGGTGTTCACAATGGTATAAATTATCGTTATAGTAAGTTGATTGTTATTATCATCAAGGTCTGTAAAAACCCTAACCGAAGAAAAATCGATTCTCGGTTCGAACACGCGAATGTTTTCTTTAATTGCCCGTTCTATATCACTAACAGTTTTCTTGTCAGCGAGTTCGAATAAGTATGTATTTAGATTAGCACCAAAGTAAGGAGAAAATGGTTTCTCGGTTCGATTGGTCAACAGCAAGACTTTTAGTGCTTGATTGACCGAAGCAACTGCAGTCTTCTTGTACACATCACCAGATCCCTTAGCGGCGAACGCAAGGTCTAGATCCACATACTCACGGTTGCGCGTTGTGCGTACCGTAGTGTGTTTTGATAGTCCGCCATCTTCGACGGAAAAAGCACGTGCCATTATTCTAACCTAATTGAAATTAGTCTAGTTCTATTTATACTAATTATCAACAACTTCTATGAGTTCATTTGCACTAAAAAGATGCCCGTTGAAATTTGTTTCGACCTTCATTCCGAAATCTACGTCAAATGATTCCGGAATCTTTGGAATTTCTACTGCTACCTGTGCGTTAAGTTTACCAGAAGGATCCCATTTATCGTATTCCAGACTCAACTTCTCATATACCATATAGTCTTTCCAATAGTCTGCCAGATCGAAAGTGCGTTCATAGTCAATCTCGCCGTCTTCTCCAAACACCTTATACACAACCAGAAGTCCATCCTGCTTCTTCTGATTGTCTCCCCCGATAAGTTCGAGCGGCCCACCACGATAGACACCTTCTGACACTACGAGTCGAACATCCTTAAACATATCCACATTACCATTGATAGATCGAAACAGTTCTGCGTGTATGTACAGATTACGTGCAAGTTGCACACGTGCATCTTGATTAGTTCTGTATTTCGCAATGCTAGTCATGCTACATGGGTTGCCCTTACTACCAAAGAACTTAGATATAGATACGCCCGGCGCAAGTTTGGTCGTCGTTGTAACCTTGTCCAAGTGGTTTGGATTATATACCGGATCGGGAATAATTATCATTTGAATCTCTTACCTCTATTATTCACAGAATTGCCCAATGCAATATAACCATAACGGGGAGTTACCTCGTTACCTTTTGATATACGGTTGACCTTTGGTGGGAAGATGTTTACATTCCAATCAGCACTCAGCATATTTTTCTGAACCATCACATCAACAACCTTAGTGTCTTGGTAATTCTTTAATTCTTTGTTAGCAGGATCTCTCAAAGAAGAACGAATCTCATCTATGGTAGGTTCTTTCTCATACAGATCACCATAATCGTCACGAAGAAGAATGCTGTATAATAACTTATCTTCCTCATCGATAACAATAGGTTTGATAGATAGGTGACCACTCATCAACAAGTTGGCAACCGCATCTGTCTTTGGTACAGGTTTGACCGGAGTGGGCCCCTCCATTCTCTTAGGACACTCGGGAGCACCCCCTTCTGGTTGTCCCGCCTTTTCCTTGGATGCAACCATTGCGGTTTTGGCATTTTCTGCTTTGTATGCAAAACCTGAGTTAATCGCTTCTAGTGCTTGTCCGTGGAATGAACCGTAGAATGCAGCACCAGATGCAAATGCCTTTGCTCCCTTAGGCCCCATATAGACTGGCCCTGTAAACTCTACTGCCTCACCTCCGATTGCACCCCTCATGCCCAGTATAGATATGTCGGTTGCTTGGATGTTTGCGTTAAGTGCAGACATGCCAATGTGCTCTTCTGCAGATACTTGGAATCTGTTGGCAGTAAACATCTCAATCTCTGCACCAACATTATTCTTATAGTACCCCTTAACAACATGATCTTCGTTGCCAAGAATCAATCGTGCTTCATGCTCTACCGTCTTGTAGGTGGCAGTACCCTTTGTGGTGTACTTTGTATTTAATCCAACCTGTGTAACATTGCTTCTACGAATATTAGTCTCAGAGTTACCGTCAACATTGACTCTATAGTCACCACCTACATTAACATTGTAGTCACCAGTGACTTCTAATGTCAAATCTCCGTTATAAACTAATTTACCGTTACCTTCCACAATAACAGTTTGATCGCCACCAGTAACCTCCACCTTGTTCTTGAGTGCAGATATAACTACCGAACCATCCGCACGTATCTCCACACCCGCACCCTTACGGTGCTTGATGAGAATGCGTTCACCGCCTGGAGTATCGTCGTAAGAAATGACATGTCCGGAAGCGGTCTCTTTGACTTGGTTGAACGGGAAACGAGAAGGTTCTTGGTCTTCCAAGTTTAGTGGATTGGCAGGAGAACCACCTCCAAGATAAAGGTTTTCTACTTTGAGTCCACGTGCTGATCGGTTGATAGAAGACCCATAGTGATACTCTCGCTTGGGGTATTCACCAGTAGGATCTTGGAAACCATCAAGAGGTACCCCTTCGGTATTTTCTACTGCGGGGTTATCTCCGAGATTAATTTTCTTTATCTGTGTAGTCATACTGGTTTCTTCTTAATAATGTCTGTTGGTTTCAATGCAGGTTCAGTCAATGGATCATTGTAGACCGACTTCTTACCAAACTTGTTCTCGACAAAAGTAATTACGTCAAAGTATGGGTCTTCATTAGATGCATCGATTGAGTTATGTCCTAATACTTGACCGCCTGGGTACTTCTGATAGAACACCTCTAGTAGATGCTCAAGTGTTTTCATTTGTGCTTGTGTAAACGACTGCGCAGATCTATTGAGTAGCGGGTTCTCTGATTCACTAGGAACATTAACACCACCAATCAAGCATACATCTACAGAGACTTCTTTGTGGCCACGTACATTGCTCGCATCCGTCCTATTGTCTAACGGCACACCACGCTGTAATCTACCGTCACGGCGAATTACATAATGATATTGAATACCATCATGACCCGCTTCGTTGTGTCGAATATGCAGTTCTTCTGAACCAATATTTGCATTGGTGTATGTTTCACTAGCATGAACAATCACCTCACTGATATCACGCGTGACTTTGGTAAACTCTAATCCTAGTTCTTCCTTCGAGTCAACATAAGGGAAAGACTCGGTTTGTGAACGAAGATATCTTTTAACCAATTCTGCCAGATCAGTATCCTCTGTATAATAGTCACCGACTTCTGATACAATCTGTCCCGCAATTGTTGTATTAACTTTGTCCAATGCTGATTCAATATTATCAATATTTGACTTAAAGTTTGAGATCTCGTCGGCACTAATGCCAGCACTCGCCGCTCGGTTAGATACTTGCTCAGTAAACGTCTTGGCATCACTGGCCGGAGTAGTCGCAATGATGCTCTTGAGTTGTGGACTAAAGTCATTGCTGGCAAGTGCAAGTGTTTTCGTAGCATTACCTTTTGCGGCCGGACTACCATCCAACAGATCATCTAATATGCCATTAACAATATCATCACCAATGCTAATAGCACCACCGAATAGGTTCTGAAACTCACTTGCAACAGATCCAGTCAAATCCTCGAATAGATCCTGCGCGGTACCAAATCCGGTGTCAATTGCTGTTTCTATAATATCACCAAAGTCACTGAGAGCATCATCGACGACACCCAAGACATCACCGGCGACATCATCAATTATTCCACTAACCAATGCAGAACCCGTCACTACACCAACGGCCGCATTAGTTACGTCACTGAGTAGGGATGAATCGTCTTTACCCACAAGTTGAAGTGCATTTTCAACAGCACTGCTATCCGCAGATGATCTCCTTTGGGGTATATTTGCGGGTGGAGTTTCTAAAACAAATGAGCACTCGACATCATACGGAACCGCGTTTTCGGCATCGAACGTAGTCACCTCAAAGTTTAGATAGTATGATTTCATCTTTTCTGAAATAGTCCATTGTCTCGCTCCCGCACCTGCAGAATTACCACTGAAGACGGGATCATTATCACCAAATTTATCTTGATTTTGAGTCCACTCAATAATTAAAGGGTTTTTATCATTCGATATTAGTTCGAATTTTTTACCGAAGAACGAAACGGGACTGCCTGATTTTGTTTCCGATAACCACACTTTGAAGTCAGCAGAATCTCTTAGAGTATCAGTCAATTTCGTTATTTCAAACTTACCAGATGCTTTTTTATCATCGAGAGTACTAAATCGAATATAATCCTTAAACTCGTTGCCCAGATTTAGAGAAACGTCAACTTCTTTCGAATCATTCGTACCCGTTGTGGTAACTGCTCCACCATACCATTCCGTAACTATTTCGGTTTCTCCAGTATCAGAATCTCCACCGCCACTCCACGTTTCCTTCATTGTGGCCAAACTGCCTAAGAACCCCGCACTCAAACCCTCAACCGAGACAGCACCCGCTACGGATGATATTTGATCAATTAGACTCAATTTACGTGCGGCCGAAACTTCCACAGCACCCACTAACTGAGCAATAGAAGCACCGCCCATCGAAACAATATCAATACTCTCATCCGGAGGTGTAATGCCAGTCAGGGTTTTAATTGTGGTGTTTACAGGTGTTGGAACTTTATCACTCCCAGAGGAAGTTCTAACTAACCCCCCACTAAAAGTAATATTACCAATAGTAAGTGAATATCGGTCAGGACTATCCGTGACATCGACAGTGGTGCCGCTGTCTGTTGTGACAGTCACCGTCACCGCGTCTTCCTCTCTGTATCCAGTGCCGCCAAAAGTCAGACCGCCCTGATCATTATTCACAGTAATTGACGGATCAGAAGAATCTGCTGAAATGGTAACTTCATCTCCATCCAAATTAGTTGTGAGACTAATCAAATTTCCATCAGAATCATACACACCACTAGACCCGTCCAGTGGCAATATAGGTTTCTCAACTAAATTGCCGTCACTGTCTACTATAGGCACTCCACCAGCACTATCCATCACTAGTGTGGTATAAGGTAGTCCAAATATGTTAAAAGAAAATATCCCTGCACTCACGTTAGAAATTGTGTACAGTGGATTATGTGAGGGCATCAACGGAGAATTGGTTTGTATGCTAGTCAATAAAGAATTCGTGTAATTAGACGTATGTAGAACGTCCAACGACTGAATACCACTGATATTAACGAGCGAGTTTGCATTACCAACCTTAGTAACGTTGTTGGCAACATAAATATTGTTCGCTTTATCAACAGCAGCCTTTATATCAGACTGAGATGTATTATTCTTATTTGCTAATGCATTATTAAGTTTGTTGACTGCATCAACCATTTAATTTTCCCTAAATATCAGAATTCTTATATAAAGAATATATTCTACTTACTTCGGCGGTATAATCGGCAGTAACAGGTGCGTAATATCTACCTATGATCTGACCAAGCGATTTGCCCTTTGCTGGATCAATGATATCCGAATTCAATATGCGAATGTTTGCATCCACGTGTGTTGTATTTAGTTCGAACAGTATGAATGCTAACTGTGAAGAAAACCACCACCAGTTATTATTAAACTGCTTTAGTCGAGTGAACCTAACATCACTCCAACCCAAAAGGCCTGTACCATTGACTGTTGGGTATATGGTAGAGAAACTAGGATCATGTTGGGATATGCAACCAACAATCGCACACGACTGCTTTATGGTATAACCGTTAGAGAGAAAGAATCTCACTGCAGTATCCCTGCGAGCGTTGCTCGCAGCACTATCAATTGGATCTTGTGTGTAATTATCCAGTGCGGGGTTGTCTTCATCAACAGCAATCGTTGATTGATTGTAGAAATCGATATCTGGATTAACTCGCTCTAGTAAATCTTGATATGCTAGAGATAATTGAACCGAAGAAGGAAACTCTGTACGAGGAAGAGATCCGATTACCACAGGAACCTGTGACTCTTTACCATCCATGAACAACCCAAAGACAAGCGAACCCGCTTCTAGTTTTGGAGTGCTACCTATGCCGCTAACTCCACCTTCGGTCGTAGGTAGAATACACTGCGCCCAAGGCAAATCATTCTGCTTGATTTCTCGATTAGATGGATTGTGTACTCCGTGTATGCGCACACGTACGCGACCCTCAAATCCGTATGGAGGAGTTGTATCAATAACGTCAGCAACAAACCAACGGAAATTGTCGCCGTAATACTTCATCATGACGAAGGCCCTCTCTCTAATTTAACCACGGTCATAGCAACGTCATGACGAGTGTCTTTAAAGGTGTGTCTTGTATTCATAATAAGGAAATCACCACTACGTATGCGATCAAGTGGACTAGGTGTTTCTGGATCGTTGTTATCCGACAGTACATGAATACGAATTTTATCACCCACCGTACCTCCAGACTTAATAAACCCTGGGCCTGGCACAGTCACATCGTATGCATTCTTTCCGAGTGCTTGTCTGTACGCCATGCTCTCAATCTTCTTTAAATACATCTCTTTACTAACTTCGTCATGTAGAGATTTGTTCTCTCCGTATACCCCACGCGACACAACACTATGCATAATCTCAGCATCAGCATCTTGCATTGAAGTAGATTCTATATTGACCAATTCAACCGCAGGAGTTTGATATTGCCAATCAAGAACGTTTTGTTTTGTTATGTCGATCAACCCCTGTTTGTCTGCGGACACCAGAGAATTATAAAAATTAAAATGTTGAGACGTGGACTTACCTGTACTCAAATCAGTTACCGTATATCTAGACCCAATGCCACCGTTACTCAATTGCTTCATGGTGTTCTGTATTTGGGTGACTTTCATTGACTGCACTTGAAAATATTGTAGAGTGGGGTCACCATTTTCTTCCTGCGCTTGTGTATTTGCAGGGGAGAATATAAACGGTATATCCGCATTCCATGCGGGTTGTTGTAACAGGACATCAAGACTTGCAAAACGTAATCGCTCATCGTGCATCGAAGCGTAAAGGAAATACGGCATTCCTGAGATTGTTGTGCATTTTTTAGTCAACCAACTCGCGGCCTCAAGAGGATGCATATAAGGAATGATTCCTTTAAACCCACTCTGTGCAGGAGTAGAAAGAAAGGATAAATCAATAGTTTTACCTAGTTCGTTATCACACAATTTAAAGATTTCGAGAGGCAGATCATTTTTAATCGATCGAGATATAAGTCGAGTCTTACTCACCACAGCATGTTCGTCAATAAAACCAAACACATATATCGAGGATTGGCCTGAATTAGATGACTTAACTATTGTGTCGATGTGCGTCAATATAAAACTACGACTCATCACCTCCCCAGTTTTTTTGCCCTGCTGGGTTGGCGGAGTTTCCCCTGTTTTCTGAGTCGGGTTTTTCTCCTTGGCATTGTCTGACAACATTGTTATGTGGAGTCTTTCAGTTCCACTGAAGTTCAGTCCATCAAATGTGCCTTGATCGTCCGAGATTGCAATCTGACCCGTCATGAACGGTTTGTCAATCGCTTCAAAAAACACAAGTTCTACGATTAACTGGCGGACATCAAATACAAAATCTCCTAGTCTATCAGCAGAGATCTCAGCACGTTCATATTTAAACTGTTGTTCTTTACTCATTATTGTCTCATTAGTTCATTGAACTTATTCGCAATACCGTTCACTGCGTCTGCTCTAATATATTTGATCTGTCTCAATTCTTCATTTTTAGATCTCAGATATTCTAAGTGACTAATCGCAGTTGCACCATTTTTGTTTTGATCAATCGGATTGATATCTACCCAATTACCATCCGCATCTTCGTAGTGATGGACACCATCATATTGAGCACTCTCATTAAATACGATCATAGATGTTGCGGTACCTGCGGGATTGATATAGGACAATTCTTCTCCAACAATAAACCTACCATCTGTCAAGTTCTTGGTATTGATGAAGTATGTCACTTCATATGTAGATGTGGGATCAAACGGGATATCATAGATTGTTGCACTTCGAGCAAAACGTGCTATTTCGACACGCGCAGTATTGACGGGAAGACCATCTTTGAATACAGTCCATAATAGCGGAGAAGTAAATGACTCTCTACCCGATGCATCACTGCGTGTCAATGTGATCTGGCCATTAGAGTTAGGGGTGACTGATTGGTGTGCAATCTCAGATGTGGTAACAACATTTTCGGTATCAATCACGAAAGTTCCCAATGCTAGGTCTCGTTTAATAATGATTCCACGGGTAGTGGATTGGTTACCTGTAACGATAGAACCCACTTCGAATTGATCTGGTGCACTACCGACTAACTTAGTGCGATAGATTGGTTTGTTGTCATCATCGTAGTATTCGATAACATCTGGTTGTTGTAACTTGACCGTAACCATTCGATGTGGATATCGCTTCTTTACCGCTTCATCTACCTCATGGGTAGTGAGGGGCCATCCATTCTCACGAAGATGATCGTTGGCAAGAAAGAACGTCCAGTAATAGTTAGTATTTCCATACAGTCGGAATGCCGTTTGATCTGGGCGCTCGTTCGCAGGGATAGTATAATCTTCAAAGAACAACAACTCTTCTTTGATTTGATCGATGATATCAACATACTGCGTAAGATTGGTTGCTAGTGCATAACTAGTCTCGTTACCAAACTTATATGCAACAGGATTAAAATTCTTAAAGTAACTCATTAATAACCTGCCTCTATGTCTTTACGTGTTAATGCAGCGGTCTCTTGGAAACTCAAAGTCATGTCAATCTCCATAAAGTTACCGTCAGAATGCATTGCCATTTGAGATGCATTATACGTAGTAGATACATCACGCAAATAACAGGGTTTAATCTGAGCGAGACCTTTTATAGGTGCGCCGTCATATTCGAATTGTATGTTAAACTTGTTAGGAAACTTATAACCTAAAGATAACCCGCCTACGCTCTTAATTTCGTCGGGGTACAGTTCGGTACGAAGGAATTTAACAATCTGGTTAACTTGGTCTGCTTCTTTCGCAGATCGCGCAACAAACTTAAATGCAAATGCGAACTCACGAATGTTGGGTTGTTTGAAAAGCACACGTGTATTTGGGTTGAGGGTAACACCACCTGCAAGTTTCTGAACTGCGGCCGCTTCTGCACCGAATGAACCAAACTTAGATGCAAGTTGAACTCCCGCAAGTTTAGCAACGTCTGCTCCACCGCCTCCGGTAAGACCAGTTACAAAAGAACCCACACCCTTAACCATAGACTCGGCAAACCCAAGACCCGCTTCCATTGCACCGCCCACAGCACCCAAGTCAAAGTTCTCGTATGTCACGTTATCTCGAAATGCAAGACCCGCAGGAAGGTACAAGGAGATCTGTCTACCATCAACCTCAATAGTTTCGCCCACAGCAGATTGATTCTGCTGACCTCTATATTCTTTTATCTGCTCTTGTAGACCACGGATCTGTGCAGTTATGTTGTCAATCTCTGCTTGAAATTCTGCTTGAGTTTTATCACTACTGTCGATATCAGATCGTATCTCATCAAGTTGTCTCTTTAATGCGTCGATATCTGATTGATTTTTTGCGATTAACTCACTAAATGCGTCACCTGCCGCATCACCAGTCGATTCTGTTGAAACTAAAGAAAAAATAACCCGCGCTTTATAGTCAGTATCGTCTAGAGGGTAACGAAGTGTGTTGGTATCTTCTGGTGTTTCTGATGTTGCACCACCATTGTCACCACTGCCTGCTGCAGCGGCATTGCCACCGCCTGCAGCAGCAGCCTGCCCATAATCGTCTGCGTTGTCTAAAGTTAATAAGGTCATTACTCGTATCCATAAATAGGTTTATAGTTATCTAAATTCTATTTATATGAAAACGTACAAAGGATTATATAAAATAAAAAACCCCGACAAATATCGGGGTGACGCGCAGAATGTCGTCTATCGGTCTGGATGGGAGATGGCAGTCTGTAACCATCTTGACACTTCACCTTCAGTTGTTGAATGGTCAAGTGAAGAGGTTATTATACCATACTTATGCGAAACTGACAAGAGAATGCATCGATATTTTGTAGATTTTTATGTAAAATACCGTAATGGCAAGTCAGTGTTAATAGAAGTTAAACCACACAAAGAGACTATGCCACCCAAGGGTTCAGGGAAGGGGGTATCACGTAGACGAATGCTCACCGAAGGAATGACCTATATAAAGAACATATCAAAATGGAAGGCAGCAAAGGATTACTGTGCTGATCGTGGTTGGCACTTTGAGATATGGACAGAGAATGAACTACGTGCAATGAACCTTCTACCCAAACCACTAGGTAAGAAACCTTTCAAACCACTGAAGAAAATGAAACCCTATAGGAAACCAAAGAAGTGAAGAAAGTCTTTATTATTGGATTTAATCGAACCGCAACCAAAGCCCTACACAACTTATTTAAGAACTCTGGTTATTCCTCTGCCCACTACAGTCTAGCAGATCCTACGGGTGGGTCGATTATTATTGCAGATCAGATGGTAGAGAACCTTAGATCATATAAACCATTAATGCATCGCATGGATCATATACAAGTGTTTTCTGATATGTTCTGGCATCGAGAAGACACTTGGATTGACGGCAACAGGTATTACCATGAGTTACACTGTGACTATCCAAACGCATACTTCATCATGAATACACGCGACATGGATGGGTGGTTAAATAGTAAACGTAATCACAAGAATGGTGCATACCTTAAACGATGCATGGAATATCACAACCTCACCGAACCTGATATGTTGGATTGGTTCCGAGAAAATAGAGACCGTGTAGAAAGTGAGATGCGTACTTATTTTAAAAACAATGATAGATTCATTGAGTTTGATGTGAATAATGATCCTATATCTAAACTCGTCAATTTCCTCAAACCCAACTTCTTTTTGAAAGAAAGTGCATGGGTTCGTGTATAAATAGAGGAAGAGTATTTAAAGGGTAATTAGATGTCCGACATCTTTGACAGATTAGAACGACAAGCATTTCGTGCGGGGATCACTCCACGCACCGAAGAAAGTCGTAAGTGGTTTCAGAAGAAAGCGTCTAATCTGAGATCCATCAACCGTGAAGAGTTGATGAAAGAAGAACCAATCAAGTCTAGGTCTAAACAGATCGTGGGCGGTATGTACATGTTCTTCTATGACCCAAAGACTAAAGAACAACTACCTTACTTTGATGCGTTCCCTCTGGTAATTGTTGTTGGCCCTGCGCCTGGAGGGTTCTATGGTATTAATTTACATTACCTACCACCAACATTACGTCTACAATTTTTTTCAGCATTGATGGACATTCAGGGCGACAAGCGTTTAACAGATGATGCTAAGTTTGCATTGACATATCGCACATTAAAGAAATCAGCAAAGTTGAGATATTTCAAACCGTGCTTCAAGCATTATTTGAACTCTCAAGTACAGAGTCGTTTTGCCGAGGTACCTGCACCTGAATGGGAGATTGCTACATTCCTACCAACCGCACAGTTCCGTAAGGCGAACAACTATAAAGTTTATTACGACAGTAGGAATCAGATCTAATGGCAGCAGGATTTGGAATCGACGAACTAAAGGCACAGATTGGTCAGTCGGGTGGTCTCGCTCAGGCACATCAGTTTATGGTCAAACTACCTCAGTTACGAACATTTAAGGTTGACGCACAAGAATTAAGTCTACTATGTTCTGCTACTGTATTGCCTGGCCGACAGATTATGTCGTTGGATTATGCAATAGGTACAACCAACCGCAAGATTGCGAATGGGTTTGCAATCACAGACGTGACATTGACCTTCATTGTTGCTAACAACCATATTGTACGTCAGTACTTCGAAGCATGGCAAAACGAAGCACATGATCCGGTAACAAAAGAAATTGGTTACTACGATGACTATACATATGATGTGAGCATTTCTACTATGCAACGTGGATTGCGACAATCGTTGTTCAAAAAACAAATTGGTGGGTTGAACAAGATCCCCTCGTCAATACGCAATCGTTTACCTAGCATTGGCCCTCTTGATTTGAGTCAAGGTGAGGTAGACGCAGGTATACAATTCAAGATGAAGGAAACGTTTACCTGTAAACTATTAGAGTGTTATCCAACAACAATGAATGAACAAGCATTGGGTAATGCTCAAGAAGGTGTTATGGAATTTTCTGTGCAGTTGTCATACAGCAATTGGGAAAGTAAAGTTGGTAAGTTTACCAGCAACAATGAAGGACTAGGACAATCTTTAATTGGTGGAGTTCTAGGAAAAATACTTGGTTAATAATTGGAGAATATTATGGCGTTACCTCAGTTAAATTCAAGTCCTCAGTATACGACGAAGATACCGTCTACAGGACTAGAGATCTCATACCGCCCTTACCTTGTTAAGGAAGAAAAGGTATTGATGATCGCATTTGAAACTGGTGATCAAAAACAAGCACTACGAGCAATTGTTGATACGATGAATGCATGTATCACCGACGATATCGATATCACCAAATTGACTACATTTGATGTTGAGTATTTATTCACCCAAATTCGCTCAAAGTCCGTAGGTGAAGTGGCAACTGTTTTATTATCATGCTCTTCGTGTGAACACAAGAATGAAGTTGATGTTGACCTGTCCACTATCGAAGTGGTCAATGGAGACAAGTCGAACATCATTCAACTGACCGACGATATATCAGTGGAAATGCAATATCCATCATACAAGTCTATTATGAATCTAGACATGGAAAAGCAAAACACTGAACTTGGTTTTGAAATGCTCATTAACTGTGTTGGTGCAATTTGCACCGAGGAAGAGCGCATTGACACTCGCGATATCAAGCGACAAGATGTGCAAGACTTCATAGAGCAGATGACTACAGAACAGTTTAAACGAGTGTCTGATTTTATGTCAGATATGCCAGTGGTCAAGAAAGATATTACGTTCCCGTGTGTATCGTGTAATGAAACAAATAATCACACACTACAGGGAATTAACGATTTTTTATCATAAACCTCTCGCACGACAATTTGGTTAATCATTATAAGACCAATTTTTCGTTAATGCAACATCATCATTATAGTCTGACAGAACTTGATATGATGATGCCGTGGGAGAGGGAGATTTACGTTAGTATGTTAGTTGATTGGGTGAAGGAAGAGAATGATCGCATAAAACAAGAGCAGATGAAAAACGGATAATAAAAAAATGGCGGATCCAATAGTCAGTGTAATTAACAAATTACGCGATGATAATATAAGACAGCAAGAGCAGAGTAAAGCCGCAGACGATCAGCGTTTGGGTGAACTGCGTCTAATTTCTCAGGTGCTTTCTGAAAATCTTAAAATGACCAAACAAGGTCTCTTGGATGCTGAAGAGGGAAGACGAGAGAGTGCTAAAAAAGGTGGGGGTGGCACTGGCACTGGCACCCCAAGTGCTAAAAGTCCAGTTGAACCTGACGACTTTGATTTAAGTGGCACTCTTGCTATTTTAGGTGGTATCGGTGCATCAGTCGCAGGATTTGCTGTAGGTCTAGTTCAAGGATTCAATGGGATACTAAAGTTAGTCACAGGTAGATTCCTCGCACCTTTCCGTGCAATCGCAGAAGTATTCGAGAAACGTGGTACAAGTAAGTTCCTCAAAGCAGATTCGTATAAGGCACTAGGAAAAACCACAAAGTTCTTCAGAAATCTTGCTGATACTTTTGCTAGGTTAGAGAAATCAACTAAGAATATTCTGAAACCTGTGGGCAATCTGTTCAAAACCATACGATCATATGCGGGTATGATAGGTAACAGCATCAAAGGTATCAGTGGTGTTGGTATCGACAAGATCACAAAACCATTCAAAGACTTTGGTAAGTTCTTGGGTAGTATTCAGAAAGCAGTTGTTGGACTACCTTCTCCAAAAGAAGGTAGTGCAATTGCTGGTCTTATTGATAAAGTAACAAAACCATTCAAGAACCTCATGGCAGGTATCAAAGGTATCGCCGAGGGTTCATCTAGGATTGGTAAAACTCTGGGAAGTTTCTTTTCTGCATTCAAGGTAATCGGACGATTCGTTGCATTTCCTTTAACTATTATCATGGGCATTATCGATGGTTTCAAGGGACTATTAGCAGGTGCGGATCGTCAGTCTGGTATGGTTAACAAACTAATCGGCGGTGCTATTGGTGCAATCACTGGTGTTCTCAAGGGACTGGTTGCTGTTCCGCTTGACATGCTAAAGAGTGCAGTATCGTGGATTGCAGGTAAATTAGGTTTCACTGAGTTTGAGAAGTTACTCGACTCGTTCAGTTTTGCCGATGCATTCCAGAAGGTAGGTGATGCTATAGCAGATGGATTTATTAAGTTCTTTGATGGCCTTAGATATGTATTCTCTAATTTTGTAGACGGGTTGATGAAACCATTCGAGGGAGGATTCAGTTTTGGTGGACTAGCAGAGTTCATATTTACTCTACCTAACAAGATAATGTTTGGTTTGTTTGACTTGGTAAAAAACGGTGTTTCTGCACTATTGAGTATTTTTGGTGCAACAGACGCGGCCGGCGCAGTAGACGACTTTAGTTTTATTGACACATTTGAGGGTATGATAGATTGGGTTAAATCATTACCAAGCAAATTGATTGACGCAATGTTAGGGTTATTCGAGGGGTTTGATATAGCAGCATCATTAAACGGTTTAGGTGACTTTGCTACTCTAGCAACACAAAAGTTGAAATCTATGCTGATTTCTTTGCTACCCGAACCCGACAGTTTAGCGGCCGCAATCGTACCAGATGCTCTATATGAGTGGGCAAACCTAACTCCAGCAGAACCGCCCGCACCATCATCTGACCCCGCAGTAAGTGCTGCTGCAGAAGCACCCATAGCAAGTGCTCCTGCAGAACCTCCATCGACATATACTGGAAGTATGCGAGATGCCAAAACCGCCGCTATTATGGATGCTGAGTCCGCATCATTCTTTGCAGAGATTGATTCGGAGAAAGGTCGAAAGGAAATCGAAGACAAGGCTGCAGAAAGAAATAAACGCATGGAGCAGATGGAAGTACAGGCAAATGAAGCACTCCTCGCTAAAGAACAACGGTATAGGGATGCTATTGCTTCTGGAAAACTATCGGGTGATAGACTATTGCAGGCACAGGGTGCACTAGAAAAGATTGACACGATCAAAGCAGAAAGACCGTTGAGTACCCAACGTACTGCTAATGGTCAAGAGTTGCAAGATAAGTCTAGAGAGAATGCACAGGCCGCTGGTGGAGCAACGAATGTTGTAGTTAGTGCTCCCCAGAGTAATCAGACTAGTGTCAACAACTCCACTTCTGCGATTATGGACACTAATCTACCGACATCTAATAACCAAGAATACTCTTGGGCAGCGATATAAAAAAAGGGGGACTTGATGTCCCCCTAATCTTTTAGTCTTCTTGTGCCATCTGAGCAAAGTAAGATAAGGTATCTTCCTCATCATCCTCTGCACCAACCGCAGGAGAAGGAGCAGAGATAATCTCAGGTTGTGGAGCAGAACGTCCAACGTCTGATTCAGCAGTTTGAGACAATGCTTCATTCTTAGCAGTGACATTAGAACCTACCGCAGTACCTAGTACAAGACCAAGACGTGCTTCGAGTTCGTCATAAGACTTGAAGTTTGCAGGATCGATAAACTCATTCAGATCATGCATCTGATTGTAGGTTGCTTCTAGACGAGTTT